ATATATTTCATGTGTAGACATACCATCTACAGAGTCAGGGTCTGTTTTAAATTCTGCGTTTTTTTTCTTTACTAATTCTAAAATCGAGGCTATTTCATCTCGCGATACTATAGATAATAGCTTCGCAAAGGAAGATGTGCCTTTCGTACAACCAACATGTTCAATATTTCCTTCCAACATGTTGATCTTAAAATCATTGTAAACAGTTTGTTCGATCGGCGGATCCCAATTTGTAAAAACAGGAATTTCTTCTAGATCACTTGGAGCTAAATACTTTACATCATTCATATACATAAAAGCTGTTTGTATGTAGTTGTATTATATAAAAGGTTTTTATGTGATATTTTACTCACAATACAGTGTAGACAAATTAGACAAATTCTGAAAATATTTTACAACTTTTTTTTTGTTATCTTCCGAAAGATCTCCAGCAATAGTACGTACCTTCTCAACAATATCTGAGAAATATTTTTGATTTTCTTTGTCATCTTTATAAAATGTAGCTATGTCACTATTGTAGTTTTTGTTCAGGGCAAAATCAAAATTCCCATCTTCCACCTCTTTTTTGTATTTTACTGTTACACATTGATACCACGACGTTATAATCAGTTTTGGATTGCCTCTTTTTAGGGCGGAAAGATATGTTTGAGCCGCCAAGACATCAGTATCATTTGGAACTAAGAGTAAAATATCGTCAAGAAACTGAAAGACCTGATCAATGAAACTATTCAGGTAAAGCGATCTCATATCCATCGTTTTCGTCTTTTGCATGGGTAATATTGTATGAACAAAAATAACTTTAAGTAATATTATGAAATATTATGAAATATTATGTTCAAACATAAACAATATTTTAATTCATAATAAACAAACAGGTGTTATATAAAGAAGCGCAAAATTAATTCAATATGTCCCAATCACAGTTAAACGTTACGCCAGACATTTATGCACCAGTATTAAACGAAGTGGGCAATTATGTGGACACAAACAACCTGATGTTTCCAGTAAGATGCCCATGCACAAATAAAGAATTTGTCACCAAAAGTTCATTCAATGTTCACAAATGCAAAACAAAAAAGCACAAAGAATGGTTGTTAGAACTCAACACGAACAAAACAAATTTTTACAAAGATACGGTAAATTTAAACAAGCTTGTGAAACAGCAACAAGAAATGATAACCACCCGAGATAACATCATTGAAACTCAGAAGTTACACATATTGCATATTGAAAAGCAATTGCAAGAAAACATCCATTGTGTAGATCTTTTAGATATTGACAATTAGTCATGAAATTAATAAATATATAGTATAACTAGTTTAAATCCATAGTATAACTAGTTTAAATCCATAGTATAACTAGTTTAAAAATATTATGGTGGAAGGGAATGAGATACAAGAGTTAACAGACCCACTAAATAGTGAATCATTGGTGACAAATAAAGAAATATGTATGGACGAACCTTTGACGGAGACTTTTTTCAATAAATTTGTATATTGTGGGTTGGAGTGTGTTGAATGGCGTTCAGAAGTATTTCAAGACACCCCGCTGGCAATATTTTATAGATTATCCCCTTTCTTGTATTCACTTGTGGGATTATGTATAATTGTATTTTTTGAGCAACTACAAGAGTATGACGTAACTTTCTGGTGGATATCTTTTGGCTTCGCTCTTTTTTGTCAAGGCTTTATTTCATATATGGCCGATGTTTACACGTGGGGCGAAAAGTCAATGTGGAAAACCTTAGACACATACTACGCAGCAACCTTAACATTTATCTCTTGTCCAGTAATTATTTTTCGAGCCTTAGTTGGTTATTGCAATTATCCGCCCGCACTACCAATATTGTGGAGTATATTTGCAAGCTGGGCAATATTCTGTAAATTTATGTCAACGAGAGTCCTTAGATTAAAAATGGCGTGCAAAAACTATCTTTTGTGGCATGGACTTTGGCATTGTTTACCGGGTTATGCCACCGCACTGATATTGTGGTTGGTGATTCGCAAACTGTAATGTATTTGTCATTAATAATTAATTGTTTGCAATTGGGAGTCACGCTCTTTTTTAATGTCATCTATAGATTTACCATCGTTGGATATAGTGTTTGGAGTATATTCTTCTTTCGGTGTGGAAATTGTGTGAACATAGTCTAATGTAGAATAATTGTGTAATTGTTGCAGTCCCCCGTTACCGGAAGCCATCAAGTCATCTGCGTGTGTGTCTAGGAAACTAAATGTATCCGATGGTACCTGACTGGATGGTCCACCAGACATGTGGAATGCGGCAGGGTCGTCGATGGGTTCATCCATACCAGGATTGCCATTTTTGGTTAGCTGTTCTTGTTGTGCATTTGCATTTGATGTATTTGATGCAGTCGATTTAATATTGATTTTAAAGAATTCGTATATTTGGGAACCAACAATTAAGTTGTGTTTTTTGGTGTTGTCGTCTATCATTAGGAGAGAGGGTACTTGTTGAACATTCGGTGGTAAAACCACCTTTGATCCATTTGATAGAATCAAATATGTCACATTGTTTATTGTTTCCCGGGAATCAACCGAAAAAAACATCGTGTTTTCGTGTTTTACATGTGCAAGTTCGGCCAATAGTTTTTGACAATTCTCACAATAGCTGCTATAATACAATATATTAGGCATATATATATTAATATGATTTTGCTTTATTTGAAAATTGAATATAATTATAATAAAGCAAAATCATAATATATTATATACAAAGCAAGCAATGAACCCGGTGATTAGCAATAAAAAAGAACGCGACGATGAGCTGTCATTCATGATAAGCAATATACATGTCTCGTTTGTAAATGGCATCCGTCGCACAATATTGTCTGAAATTCCTACTGCTGTCTTCAAAACGTTCCCTTATGACGAAAGCAACTGCAAGATTGCTACTAACACATCACGTTTCAATAATGAAATCTTGAAGCAACGTTTGAGTTGCATACCAATTCATTTGCCTGACCTTAGCATTCCGTTAGGCAATTTGATTATGAAATTAAAACACAAAAACGAATCAGGAACAATTGAATATGTAACAACAGAAAAATTCCAAATATATGATGAGGGTATTGGTAAATTGTTGTCTGAGGAAACAGTCCGGCAAATATTCCCACCAAATAAAATCACCAATGATTACATTGATTTTGTAAAGTTGCGCCCAAGCTTTTTGAAAAACACTTCTGGATCTACAACCAACGGAGAAGAAATCGATATGAGTTGCAGAATGTCAATTGATATTGCTAAAACAAACAGTATGTTCAATGTGGTAAGCAAAGCAACTTACAGCAATGTGTTGATTTCAACCGAAGAATTAAACAAGAAATATGACGATTATTTATCCACGCTGAAAGACGCCGAAAAATTCAGTGACGAAGAACTCACCCTAAACAAAAATGATTGGTTTTCACTAAACGCAAAAAGATATTACATAACGAACAGTTTTAATTTTACAATTACAAGTTTGGGTGTTTTCAGTAATAAGAACATATTATTGAAGGCGTGTTCAATAATAGACGATAAGTTTAAGAGTTACATTAATGCCAGTGAAACAATTTCACTTGGGCAAGAAGCACCATTTGAGCTTGTTAGTAATACAAGTTTTGCAGAAAACTGTTATGATTTGGTTTTAAAAAACGAAGACTACACTGTTGGCAAAATTATTGAATTTGTATTGTACACTAATCTCTTAGAAGAGCCGGATGAAAAGTCGCTTAAGCTAATTTATGTTAGCTTCATCAAAAACCATCCACACGACACAGATAGCAGAGTCAGACTAATATTTAGTGATGAACAATCCGAAAGCGACGTTATGCAGCAAATACTCGATCAGTTTGTGAAGATTCAAGAAATAATTACCAATTTAACATATCAGATTACAAACAATCTATAAGATTTACATTCTATCAAAATTCATTTATGTTGTTTTTTTGCTTGGAATAATTATTTTGCTATAAACCAGCTTGTTTCTACGTATTAAACAGTGCCCTTTGCCTAATTTGTCTCTGATATTTTTGATTAAGACTTGCTTGCTTTTACCTTCAACTTGCATGTTTGTCTCATAGTTATATGCAATTAACACCTCATCTTTTTTATTTTTACGCACATGAAATCTGTAACTATCCATTATTGTCTTCTTATATTGTCTTCCTTTTAAATCATTGATGATAAATACATCGTAGGATCGTCCAAACATTTGTATAGTAGTGACGCGTTTTATGTTATGTATATTGAGCTCCTGTATTCATTTTTCCACGAAATTTTCTATCGCCTATATATAGATAAAAATGGATTTGTTTTTTTGGTTTTGTGATCGCACTACATATAAGCGACCACGACATTCACCCCCGCCATACGAGCGGTCGTCATCTCCGATAGTGGACTTACCCTATAGAAGCGCTAGGTCTTTGCAACGACGAGCAGCAAAACGTCTTGCTATAATGCGCGCGGCAAACAACCCCGAACAAGGTGTAGCAGAAACAATGTCGTCCAAATCGCAATTTTCGCTCCATATTCGTAGGGCACGTTCATGTCCAGAACTGGCGTTTGCAGCACATACGAAGTCTGACACACCTTCATTATACATATCATCACAGTCCTCATCTAATATCACACCAGTTACAGTTTGATTGTGATACTAGAAACAATGCTTACATACAAGATGCTCGTAAATAATGGTGTAGTGTGTACCTGGCTCGACGTGGTGATATTACTCTTGACATCGCGGTAACTTGCGCAAGAGCCAATTCGTTTTCTTTCTTGATGTTATTTCTCAATCGTATTGTACCTTGAATTGCAGCATGTCTAATAACATCGTATTTTCTTTCTTTAAAACAATGTTGCATTAGATGATTAGATTTGTTATATATAATTCTGTGACGTAGCTCTAATTTTGTTACATTTTTGGGAGTGCTGGTATAAGAATCTAAATAAATTATATTCATAGTTATATTCATATATTCATAGTTATATTCATATATTCATAATAAAGTTTAATTAATCTGTAAAGCGGCGGTAACATTTTCTACATTAGCGGATGTGATTTTTTGCAATTCCGCCAGTTTCGTTTTCATATATTCTTCGTAGGTAATGCAATTATTTATTTTGTTTATGTTTTGCATAATGTCATAAATTGTGTTGTTTTGTAGGAGCTGGGCAATAGTTGACTTATAAATGTTGGTGAGATCTTTGAAATGATAAAAAAAGGTGTTGTCTTCTTTTGAAAGTTTATTATCTACCTCGTGTAAATCATATATGGTTTTCTTGTAAATGAATATTTTTGCGTCGGAAACACCTAGTTTCAATATAGACTGAATGTCTGTTTTCGGTTTTTTCATTTGTTCAACAAATTCAAAAAAGTAAAATATGGTTTTTTCGCTATTTTGGCTTGCTAACATTATGTTTTTGGTTTTTAATAACAAAAAACAAAATATGTTGCTGAGTGCATAAAGGCCGGTTATCAAAATATCCGAATCGTATTGTATGTTTTTATCAGCAAACAAATCATTGTAATGTTTCAAGAACATATAAATCAGTTTTTTGTAGGTTTTAAAACATATGGTGTATGAAACATTTAGCGTACTTAGGTAGTTTTTCTTATTAGATATAGCATATTCGGTCATATATTTAGAAAAATATTAAAAAACTTGAAATAATATTCAAAAAGTGTTTAAAAATACCTCGTGTATACCAAGTAACATACCTACCACATATCTAGTATAGTAAACAAATATGTCAAATATGTTTTTTGTGCTAATGTGGTTGATCGTCAGTAAAGGCAGAGGATTTAAACAAGACGTCGGAGCATGGTTACCGGTAGCCAGCAAATCGGCGTTATCACATAACACACCGAACAAGGTTATGATTTTTAACAAAGATTGGGTTGTATGGAAATCGGATGATGGATTGAGCAACAATTGGGTTGTGCAATTAGACCAATGTATTCATAGAAAGGCTCCATTATCCCAAGGTAGACTTGTTGACAGGTGTATCGAATGTCCATATCACGGATGGCAATACGACAAAAATGGAAAAGTTAATAAAATACCCCAACATGTGGACGATTCTTCTGTGAACATAATTTCAAATACCGTGCCTACATATGTTTTGAATGATCTTGTTTGGGGATTTTTTCCGGAGAAGTTGTGTGGTGAAACATCAAACATTTTAGACACGCCAGAGAAAACATATGGTGACTTAATTAATCAAACAAACCCTTTTTTTGTTCGCGAGCTACCGTATAGTTTTGATATACTAATAGAGAATTTTATGGATCCAGCTCATATTCCATTTGCACATCACGGATTACAAGGCGTGCGAACAGACGGGTCACCTATACCTATGGAAAAATTAACATTCAACAACACTACGTTGGAGGTATCTTTTAATGATACTATTTTAAACAAATCGCGACAAGGAGTGTTGAGTTTCAATCGTCCGTGTGGGTATCATTTTAAGACGAAGTCTTTGGTGACAAATAAATGGAAAAAGAATTTACAAATTTACGCTGTTCCTGTGAAAAATGGGCGTAGTCGCGTGTTAATACAGTCCCCATTCAAATCAAAAATTCTGCCTTTGTGGCTATTGCATGCTCTAAACAATAGATTTCTCAATACTGACGCATGGCTGCATATTGCAGAAAAAAACATAGACTCAAAAGATGTGTTGTCGGACTACACGTTAATTGAATCAGACAAGGCAGTTTACTATTGGAGAAAATGGTGGCAAAAGTACGGGTTTGCCGATGCACCACAGGATTCATTTTCTAAAGCTATTTTTAGAAATAATGATAGATTATCGTGGTATCAGATGACAAACATTTGGGAAGACCACACCAAACATTGTGAATCATGCAAAAAAAGCCTGGTGTTTTTTAAGAGAATATTGTTTATTAGCAAGTATGTATTGAAAATTGGAGTATTCCTAAGATCTATAACAATTATAGTGATTTCATTTGTAGTAAATATAGTGTCATCCAAAATTATTAACATTATTAAAGGAGAACCACATGAGTCTGCGTCGGCAGGACGGAGTACATCTGCCATTAAATCATAAGATAAAATTCGTTGATTTAGCAAAAACGTCCGAAATTTTAAAATAACAACAGCGAGAAACTTTAGTGTAAAATAATTTTTTTAAATAAGTTTAATATAAAAATAAATATTTGAAACTGATAATATATGGCTGAGGTAGTAAATAAAGTAGAAGAATTAAAAATCCCATCACAGTTAGTTATGAATCATGCAGCGAAGTTGGCAATAAATGAAGACAAACCAATAATGATGGATTATTGGAATGATTCGGACAACGACAAGGTTTTTTTTGGAATTAAAGGTAGTGGCGAGAAGTTGCTTGTTAGGAGCGAAGACGAATATACAAGTCCAATAGGCAAGATATTCAAGGTAGACAAAGAATACATAGTGATGACGGAGAATTCAATATATATTGTTTCAGCATCATGTAATTCTAAGCGCATTGCATAAATCATAGCGATTGTTCATCATTTACTATTTTTATTGTATGGGTGTGTAAGTTATCTGCTGCATATTTCGTGATGTTCTATTTCGTGTTAAGTGATTTCATAAATATTTCAAGTGCCAATTTAGATTTAATTTGTAATATTGAATACAAATTAAAATGTGTATAAAAATCAAATATTTGTAATGATGATAAATATTTGTAATGATGATAAATATTTGTAATGATGATAAATATTTGTAATGATGATGTTTTAAAGAAAACA